AAATTACCAAATTTATTATATTTTCTTATTGGAGAGAATGCAACAATGAATGAGCAAAATTTTAAGAAATTCCTGATTATGGAATCTATCTTAATCATTGTTATTAAACAAGTATTATCAAGAAAGTTTTCATTCTTACCTCATTATGAGTTAGCTAAGGATGTTTTGATTCCTACTTGCAAAATGATTTTGTTTAGATACATATTCAAAGAGAAATCGCATGCGAGCGAGGTAGTTTCACGCAAGCGTCCCATTTCTAGATTTAAGAGTAAGGAGGATTATGACACTTGACTTAAACCGCACAGAAGTTAATCAACTGTCCCGTTACATGGAAAATGTTAAAACTGGAAGCGATACAGTATTGACATCTCCCTTATTTGATCAAAATCCAGATATGCTTGAAGCTTGGACGGATATATTTGAAAAGAATAACGCAGTGAATCCACTAGTTAGTGATCTTCTTGACTCAGAATATGCTAATAAGGCCAAATTTGGACCTAGATCAATAGCTAAACCATGGGATGAGCGTAAAGATAGTTTGTTCGCATATTTCGAGAAAGGAGAAGCGACGAACAACATCACGCTTGATCTCAATCAGTCCGGTAGGCTGAGGCCCATTACTAAAGAAAGAGTAAAAGACTTTATCAAACTCAACACAAATTCAGGTTTACCCTATTTGGTTAAGAAGGGCCGAGTAATTGATGAAGCAATACGTGACTTAGATTATCTACTTGGAGAGAACTACCCTGCTGTTTTATTTACAAGAACTCAAGAAGGTGGCAAAACTCGTAACGTTTGGGGATTTCCTATCGCCGATACAATTAACGAGATGCGCTATTATCGTCCTATCTTGGACTTTCAAAGAGAACAGTTTTGGCGCACAGCCATTAAGTCTCCAGAAGCGGTAGATATCGGAGTCACTGCGTGCATGAACCACGCTAAAATGAATAGTTTAAATCTTTTGTCGATTGACTTTTCATCCTACGATGCATCACTTAAACCATATCTAATAAGAGAAGGTTTTAGGTACATTAAAAGTTTATACCAAAGTAATTTTCATCCCGATATTGATAATATTTGTGAAAGGTTCATCAATATAGGAATATGTACACCTGATGGCGTGATCACTGGTGAACATGGTGTTCCTTCTGGTTCAACATTCACAAATGAAATAGATAGTATTTGCCAATACTTGATTGCAATGTCATATCCGCATGAGAGATTAGAACACTTTCAGATTCAGGGTGATGATGGTCTGTACGCGTGTAAGGACCCATCAAAATTAATGAAGTGGTTCGAGTCATTTGGCTTAAACGTGAATGAGGACAAATCATTGATTAGATTGGATACGTCTCAGTATCTTCAACTAGTTTATAATGATGAATATTCACATGGTGATCATCTTGTAGGTGTATACCCTACGTATAGAGCTCTACTTAGGCTATGCTATTTAGAACGTTTCACTGACTTCTCCAGGGATAATATTGAAGGGAAAGATTACTTTGCCATTCGAGGACTTTCCATTCTAGAGAACTGTAAATATCATCCTTACTTCAGGGATCTAGTTAAATTTATTATATCACGTGATAAATACTCACTAAATCCGAGCGACGAAGGCATTTCTGCTTATATCAAATTAAGGCAGAAGCAAGATGGTCGTGACATTAACTTTAACATCTACCAATATGGTGATTACGCGCTGGGTATTAAAAGTTTTGAGTCCTACAAACTAGCACGTGAGTTTTCGTCATAAGCTTTCAATAATATATCAGTTCCTGATAGGGTAAATTACACTTGCATGTAAT